TGTGTCTGACTCATGTCGTCGGAAATGAAGTGACCAGAGCGTATTTCAGAACTGATTTATTGGAAGAACGAAGAAAAGCTATGAATCTGTGGAGTGAATACATCTCAAGTCTGTAGCTTCTGGAACAACAAAAAAACCGGATGGCATAACACCATCCGGAAACCAGGTTACTAGACAGGAATTAAATTGGATCATCCACAAACACTCTAGCGTCATAATTGATTGCAGTAACAGAACACTTTTTATCGCTAGGCTTGATTGATGTAACCCAATACTTCTCAATTTTTCCGATTGCATAATGCAGTAAATCTAATTGAACATTACTGCGTAAATTAAAGTCTAATCCACTTAATAATTGAACATGAGTATTGTCAATATATGTGCAATTTATCTGTTGAGCGGTTCCGTCATAGCGTCTAATGTAAATCAAACTCACATCGCTAGGTACAGTATCAGACAATTCACAAATTAAAGTATCACTGTCATAATCAATCACATAGCCACTGTAAGCGTTTAAATCTTGTGGCAAGGCTACTGCTATGAGTGAGCCATAATTGCAGTTTAAAGCGTCAAATTCACATTCAAAATCAATCTGCTTGCGCTGATACATAACTTCACGTAAACGTCTTGCACCTAACTTAATTGCCTTGTTTACATCAGTAACGGCTAACACTTCGACTTTTTCTGTATTCTGTGAGTTTTGATAGTTGTACACTGATGATTCATTTGTTGCCTTGTCTATATCAACGTAAACCTCATCCTGCTTCCAATTCTGCGGATTCATGTATGTTATGTCTGCTTCGTCATTGTCGGTAGGTGTAATGAAATTATACGTTATTTTCGGCTCTCCGGTCATATTGTTTGCAGTAAACATTTGCTCTATATATGCGTTTTCACTTCTGTATGTGCCTTTGATTTTATTGCCGTCAATTATAGGCTCTGTATAACCTACTTGCATACATTGTTTGATTGCTTCCAACACTGTCGTACTTTTGTCAAAACGATAATCAAAATTCAGTCCGGCAGTGTTCCACATTTGATCTAACTGCATTAAATTTTGTTCGTCATAAATCTTGCCAAACTTTGAATTTTCACAAATATATTTGATAGGTGCCGACAATGAACGGTTAATTTCCTTATCTTCTCCGGTTGTTGCTGACTGATTTGCTACTGTGATTGTTTTTCGCGTCGGATATTGAATTGACAATTTACCTATATACCAAGTCCAAGTGTAACCAACAATAAGCGTACTGCCTTTCATAAAGCCAATATACTGCCCGAAATGAATACCGATTTGCGGATAATCATCGGCAGTTATGTTAAATATAAGTCTTGCGTGACCTTGACTTCCATCCTCTCTATTTTCATGCGGATTTATCCATACTTTAATATATGCCCTTGTATGCTCAATTCTTATACTATGTGCGGCATCTCCGCCTTGACTACTGAAAAATGCTTCCCCTATCAAATATGAACCCATAAGAGTGCCTAAACCGTTTCCACCGCCATAGACTGGTGCATACAGTCTAAACTCATAAAATACATCACCATCACTTGATTTATATTTGTCAAACAGACACAAACAGAAGCCGTTATAGGTTCTGCCTAAATTTGTGCGTTCTGAATAATTGTTTGCTTCAAACCAAAATTGTAAATTTCCTTTTTCTGCCGCTGTCGACGAACGGTAACGGTAATCTCTATGATTGATGATATATGAACTGTCTTTATCCATTGTTGCGGCTACGGGTAAATTAAAAAATACTTGCTGATACTGAATAATAGTTGCTTCCCTTGAATTGGTTAACCGTTCATTTGTAAACCAAACTGTTGCACCATGAGGCGAACTACCACTTGTTTGATCATTCTCTCCGTTATCTCTCCAATTCTGCATTAGAATGTATCTGCGGTAGTAACCATCTTTGTTTATCCACATGAAATTTTTAGGAATTTTCCAATATGCCGGATACCATGAATTAGCCATGATTAAATCGTACATTTCCGGTGCTGAATAGTTAAAGCTGTCAAAACCATTAACGACTACATCTTGATATGTTGTTGTTTTAACATCATTCAGATTTGCTAAACGTCTAGTCCATAATGTACTAATCTGATTGTCGCTTAATTCTGCAAGGCTCTCACTTCCCCTAACAGTAATTGCAATAACGGTTACATCCGGATAATGCGTATCTGCTGAAATTAAACATTTTAAACCGTTCCATAAAAACGTCTGAACATCTTGACTGTCAGTAGTATAATCAGATAGATTAGTAACTCTAAACTCATACGCGTTGTTGTCATTGCCTACATCTATACTTATTGTTTCACCAAAAGCGTCCGGACTGTTTTTAGTATAGACTTTTGTTATGCTCTGCGGTGCGTCTGTGCTTCCGGCAATTTTCCATTCTAAAAGGATTGTAGCTGTCCGACTCTTATAATTCCCTCGATCATCCATATGATATAAACCGCTAGGGAATGAAAAATCTACTTCATAATATCTACTTGTTGCACCAATAGGACATGCTCGATAATATCCGGCAATATTTGATTTTGCGTTTGATAATGTACTTGCTGTTTCGACTAATTCAATCTCTGCGGAACTTGTACGATTTGCAGAAAATCCGCCCCAACCGCTAGTTGTTCGATATGTTATGCCGTTCTTATCTTTTGCCAATAATGTATATGATGTACCATTAACAGCTTGTACTTCATAAAAACCATTGTCTAGTACATGTGTACTTTCTAAATTACTGTCATTGTAAACAAAACTTTTCAATACTAAAGTTGCTGATGTATTTTCTGTAATTGTCAAATTGACAAAATTTACATCAATAAACTTGCCTTTGTTTGTATCAGTTCCATAATTTATTAAGGTCAAAGGATATGTTTCAGAACTACCACCGTTTCTAACTGTGAGAGCAACTTTCCAACCTAAAGCAAGGTTTAAATTATCCGGAATTGAACTAGCATAACATCTGACGGAACTAGGCATTAACTCAATTTCAGTTAAATTGATTGTTCTGTCTTGTCCTTGCAGATTATATAAACGAATCATGTCACCGCTAGCAAGATGTAAATCACTGTTACTTGTTGCCGTTAATCCGTTTAATGTTAGCGTCGCCGATACAATTTCACCCCTTTTACGTGAGTTGCTTTCAGTTGCCGGAACTTCCTTACCCGACATGGTAACTTCGGTTGAATTGTACCAACATCTATGAGCATCATGGGAACTAATATCAGTATTTGGATCTGCTACCAAAACATCAATATCACTTCCTACGTATGAACTGATAGGAGTTGAGCCGATATACATTTGATCAAGTGACCAATCATAATATCCAACACCTTGGCACAATAACATAGACATGTAACGTACATTGTTTACGTAAAAATAATGTTTGTCTGAGATGTAGTCCGGAAATGCTTTAACAAGTCCAAACTGTTCGGGTATAGGATCTTCCAGTTTTGCCTTGTTGCCTTGCGCATTTGGATCATAGATACTTGAACCGCTTTCTTGTTTCTTATCATCAGTCTTTAATTTTTTGAGCATTGACATTGTATAAACCGCAACGGCAAGTGCAATAATTATCATTGCAATACTGAAAAAATCTTGCGGTTTGATAACAAACTTTAAACACCTTGTTTTGCTCAATTTAAACACTGACCATAAATCACACGGTACTTCCTGCCCGTCTGAAAAGACAGTTACATTATCTTTTAGATTTTGTAAATTTAATCTCTGTAATGAGTGTTCTAGCAATTCTAAAATTGTTAAATTTGATTGATCTATATCAAATTCTCTGATCGGATTATTATCAATGCAATTACAAATTTTAATTCTCATAAAACAACCTCATTTTTTCATGCCTATAAATTCTTATGCAAGGGTTTGATTTAAAAGGCTCAAAACAACTGCCTTTTTTGCTGTCTGTATGCAATATATGACCGTAAATGTATATACCCACATGAACAAGTACAGAGTGTTTAAAATAGCAAATTACATCAAAATCTCGCGGTGTTTTAACTTCAGTAAATGAACCTTTCATTTTATCGTACCCGACTGTCATTGTGTTTTTCTGACAGTCTGTGCATGAGTCTAGTTCGATATTTAATTCGTTTTGGTAAACATAGCATACTAACCCCCAACAATCTAAATGTGGGTATTTTCTGCCGTTAGGGGTATGAATGTTACGCAAATATTTTTCGATATTAACAGACATAACGCAACCCCTTGAATTGTTTAGCTGTATAGCGTTTGAACGGAAATTTAGCATTAAGGGTATCATGCCATCCGGCAGTAATAGTCGCACCTTTAGGGGTAACTTGACATGATGTTACGAACAAGGTTAGTGAGTAGCAAGGCTTGTATGCAGTCACATTGTCATACTCTGCTGACGTGTCAAAAGGTAAATACTCCAATACAGTTAAATAACATGGATTCGCATTACTCATGATTGTATCTGCAATTTCCAACACTTCACCATTGATACTTGCTACACCAAATGACAGTGCGCTTCCCGATTGATTTGTTCTTTCGGGTAGATTGATTTGAATCCCACTAGGAGTAAACTCTCTTAACTCGTCATTGTGATCACGGGCAATAAAACCATGATACGATTGAGCAAAACAGATAGGAGTTGCAAGGCTTTCGGATTCAATCACAATAGCATAAATAGGCGCGTCTGTGCCGTTAGCATTAACAACCGCTAATTCGCTGAATTTACGCACCGGAGTTGCAGGTACAATTTCGGTTGCTATTGTTGTGTACTGTTTATAAAAATTATTAGGCAAATCAAATTTACCACCGTATTTTAAACCCTTGCTAATTACACATTCAGACAAATAAAATTGCGGATTTAAATTAGTATTATGGTTGTGACAAACTGTAAACCATTCTCCGGTTCTAGCTATTGCATCGGTGCTGAATGTGTTATGCCATGTTTTAATCGGATAACCATCAATGTACATTACAACTGAACACACATCATTGCTAGCGTCTAGTTCTTCTAACTGCAATTCAAAACAAATATGATGCCATCCACGGTCCGACCAACCGTTACCAATAATACTTTCTGCTAGTCTTGGTAACCATTCATTATTTACGAAAGCATTTATAAACTGATATATACTCGCATTATTATTAGTAATCTGCATAGACATACCGTAATAATGCGAGTAACTTTGGCTCCAAAATCCACGAATGAAAAGAAAACCATCATTGATAACGCTTCCGGTTGCCAATGTATTTTTCGATGTGTTTAAAATTGATTCAAAAAATGGTAATCCTTTCCAAACATTACCACTTCCATCATCGTTAGGTGTGCAAATTGTAAATTCAAAAGTTCTCTGAACAGGCTTTGTTTCATTGTACCAAATATCCGCTGAATCAAAAAAAGCCGGATAGTCATTATAATAATCAGTTTTTCGATTACATGCTAAACAACTAACACCATCGACTTCTGTTATATCTGTATAGTACGGATCTTCAATACAGCCTTTTGATATTAAATTACCTCGTAAAACATTCATTTTACCGTTTGCAAAATTACAAACAAACAATGTATTTTCTGATAACGTACCCCAACCAACAACACTATTAGCTGATACGTTAACAGTTTGAGATAATATAATGATATTGTCATTTATATCAACGACTTCACATGTATATGTAGTTGTTGAATTTGGCTCTACTGTAATGCTTGTTGCCGTCTCGTTATTATCCCACTTGCAACTTTGAAAATCGCCTTGTAATGCAAGTGTTACCGTATCTCCGGCATTTATATATGTACTGCTTGCAATAATGTACGGTTTAACTGTTAATTCAGTAAATTTCAGATTGTTTATATAAAATTCTCTGTTTCCAGATGTAGATTCACTCTGCGCACCAAACGTTAAACCTTTTTTGATTGCGGTTAAATTGTCTGTGTCCTCGTATGTGTAAATTAACGTGTTATCGCTATAAATTGTGAGTACATTACTTTCTCTGTGCAATTTATAAGTGAACCATGAATTAGACGTGTTTATTGTTGTAATTCTTATTCTTGTATAAGTTCCGTCACTGTTTTTAAGGGTTAACTGTATCTCGTTTGTGCTGTAATCTTGTAAAGAAAAACAATCAACTGCTTCAAAGAACACGTATGAACGATTACCGATTTTTTTAACATCAAATTCAATTTCGTAATCTTCTATATTTCTGAATTTAGAGCCAACGTATGAATAACCCCTATGATTAGAATTGTTTCCGGCACTTGGATTATGCAGACAATAATCACCGCTTTCAAGTTCTACAAATTCATAATTTGACATGGCAATGTTTAATGTAGGACTTTCTTTCCAGTCTGAATTTAACGCATGATTATCGGTAGTTTGGTCATTAAAATTAACATCAAGTAAAATTCTACTCATTATAATAGTTACTCCATGATTCATTAAATTCCACATTGTCAACATCAAGTGTCATGCTGATTTTGTAACATGCACCTATATGATTACGAAATTGTAATTGCTCACTTAATGAACCGCTTTGTATTCTAACTTTTCGTGCAATCAATTCACTTTCTGTTATATCTGCTCTGTCATTTAAAATCGGTGCGATAAACCAATCAACACCAAAATTGATATGATTCTGATAAAAAGCAACAAAAGTCTGATAGTCTGCAAGATTGTTAAATTGCAGTGTTACAGACAATGTGTGCGGTGCATCTTTTGATAACAATCTCTGTCTGACTGTGCCATTAGTCATAGTTGTCCGCAATACGTTAGGACTACGTTTTAATGTATATCCGCTTTGTAAAAACTTTGGTAATGTGTTTGGGTAAAATTCCATATTAGTATCCTTGTCTTGCTAGTCCATAAGTTCCCGACATTGCATTTGCAACCGCGCCACCGTTACGAATATTTGAAACGATAACATCAATAATCGTTTGAGTATCATCATCGGTACGCTGATTAACTTGCCCTGCCCGTGAAGCATCCTCAATCAGATTTACTTGAACATTGGATTGACCGGCATTGGAAAGCAAATCAGCAGTATCTTTTCTTCCGGTAACTGTTGCCGGACCCTGTATGAGTTCCGGACCGTACTCACCGACGATACCCAGAGCGCCAGATGCAATCTTTCCGCCTTTATCGTGCATAGTCACACCTTTCAGCTGACTCAGAATCTGTGTTGTCATGGCAATCGCCTGGCCATAAGCGGCAATACCGGCAGGAAAGAACGGTTGAGTAGTGAGAGCAGAAGACCACGCAACAATAGCATTGGCTGTAGCAGAAGCAACTGCAAAACCTTTCTGCAGCGCAAAGGCGGCCTTGTATGCTCCGGAGTTCTCGTTGAGTCCTGTAGTAAGGTTCTGGAATCCGGTAGCTACCTGGCCGAGTGCGTCAGCAGTTTCTTTGTAAGGTTTGGCCCATTCGTCATGTTTAGCTTTACGCTTCTTGTCCTGGTATTCACCGTCCTTTTTGTAATACTCTTCCCGAAGTGCAGCTAAAGCTTCTTGATATGCAGTCTCGCTAATCAGTTCCTGGTCGTGATACTGCTGCAGCATTTCAAGCTTCTGCTGATATTGATTCTGTAATCTTACCAACTCACCATCGCCATTCAGTGTCTGCATGAAATCGTAGGTTTCCTGATTAAGTGCTTTTCTGGCATCAAGATACTGCTTTTCGATAGCAAGTTTGACAGCGTTGTATTCCTCTTCAGAAACATTACGGTTCTCAGCGTACATTTTGCTGAGTTCCAGAAGTCTCTTCTGATACTGATATTCAATCTGCTCAGACTTTGACAAAGTTCTAGCCTGGTCATCAAGGAAGCGCTGATAATATGCAGACCAGGTATCTTTCCATACCAATGCGGAAGACTTACCACCTTTGCCGCCTTTATCTCCTTTATCGTTGCCGA